AGCACCATCTATGACTTCTAAACCTGTATCTAGTTTCTCACTAGAGTATTCCCAACGTGTTACTCTTAATTTGTAAACTGGTAGTTGACCTAATGCAAAGAAAGGTTCCTGATCTTCAACAAACTGTATTTCAAAAAATGAGTTCATCAAAGGATAATAAATTATATCACCTTCGTTAGGTCTACCTGTAGCAATTAAACTATCTTTTAAACCAACGTGATAATCCCACGCTCTTTTAGATACCATAAATGTAGTATCTTCTCTAATCTCTAAACCAAATTTTGAAACTATTTCTTGTTGACCTGCAAAACCTTCAGTCGACTCTATGTACATTTCTACCATCCAAGAGTCATCAAACCTAGAAGTTGTATCTTCTCCTAGAATTAAATCTCTATTGACTAGTGTTCTCGGCAGGTAATAAACATCGTGGCCGTAAATCTTTAGGCCCTCTACGATTAAGTCTTCGTAAAGTCTTTTCTCGTTTTGATTACCAATGCCGTTGCCACCTTGAAAGTAATGATTAACTGGCATAGCATTATCCTATCATAAAGGCTGGGTTTAATTCGTATGTACTTCTTATTTCTTGTTCTAATTTTTCTATATCAGCAAGTGACTCAGAATATATTTGTTGACCATTTAAAGTTACACCACCGACCATTGCAACGCCATTAAATTTAGATAAGTTAGCACCCCATTGTTTTTTAAATAAAGCAGTTACATATCTTTTTAAAAATATGTCATTAAAAACATCTGTATATGTGTTAGGGTCTAATCTTCTATAACATTCTATTACTAGGTATTCATCTTCTTGTAAATCATTTTTCCAATCCATATCAATATATAATCTATTATCGTGTTGATTAAATCTCATAGGTTTTTCACCTACAAGTATATGATCTAAAAAATCTAAATGTCTTAATACAACATCATAGTTGATTATAGATGTTGAAGAAAAATCATAAAGGTCATTTAATCTTAATTGATACCTAACATCAAATAGATTCATATTACCTTTGTTAGTGATTGGAAATATATTAATAACTGAAAGAACGGTCTCTGGTACTACTAGATAATTTTTATCTTCATACCAAGTTGTTGAAACACCAGTATCTTTTAAATCTGTTTTTGTTTCACTTTCAGCATTTAAACCAGACAAACGAGCTTTGTCAGCAGCAGTTAATTTGTATTTTAGATATGTTCTTCTAATACCGTCAGAATGAAATTGTTGAAAATACTGTACGGCTTCGTCTATTCTATCTTCTAATTGGTCATCATCAGCATTAATTTCAATCACTGGTTTACCCAATGCTCTTAATGCGTATTGCTTTAATGTTTCTCGTGTTGATGGTACTGCCATAAAAATCCTTATCTTTTATACTATTTATAAGATTTATTTAATGGTAGGAAAGAGATTATCAGCACAAAACAACTTAATATCTTCTTCAGGTAAACCTAAAGATTGCATTGTTTTTGGTGTATGGGGATTCTTTTGTTGATTAATACAGTAATAATTCTGTGCTTTTATGACATCTTCTTTAGTAGAATCGTTGTCATAATCACCTATCTTGTCAATATATGCGTTTAAGTTTGATAAACCCATTGTACATATTTGTTCTAATTCTTTTTCTTCTCTTACATTACCAGCAGCAATCATTCCTGGACTAAAGATATTCTTTGCCCAATCAGGTAATTCTCTTACCTTTGATGGTGTAAACCATTTGTTTTCTTCTATAAAGTATTTTGTTAATGCGTGTTCTTTTTTAAGTAGTGGAGAGAAGTCGTGGAACGCACCAGTAACTTTACTCTTTCCTGCAATAATATCAAAACCGTAAATAGGTCCACCATTTGTAGTATTAGGAAATAGACATATATGTGCCATCCATAATCCTTTAGATTCTCTGGCGTCAACTACATCAACGTGAGCTCTTCTAATACTTTTATTCTTCCAAGTACGGTTTGTCCAGTTAGGATTATTGAATCTATCCATACCTGGTTCTTTGTATTCAATTAAATGTTTATCTAAAACTTCTATGATTTCTTTTTCTAGTTTGATTAATCTTTCCCAAATCATTAATCTTTACCTTCAATACTAGTTCCTTTGAAAGGATCATTTTCTGTATCTCTATTATTTTCATCAAACACTTCATCTGTTAATACTAAAGGTTTACCTATTTCATTCATCTCTTTAAATAATTCAGTAGCAGATTCAAAACAATAAGTTACTTCAGCCATAACATTAATTTGATAAGTGTTTAGATATTCGTTTATGATTTCTTTTACTATTCTTTTGTACTCTTGTCCTTTACCTAAAAAATCATAATAACCTTTTACAGGTACTTTTTTAGAAATCATTTGACCACCAGATAGATCACCTAAATGTCTAACATAAATGTGTCCATATAGTTTTTCAGGATCGTCTTGTATAGTTTCAATATGTTCTACATATCGTTTTGTACTATCAGTTATTCTAGGTGGGTTTGATATATCAGGCCACAACTTCTTATAATCTCTATGGATATTTTCTGCTCGTTGTAAACCAGGTGTTTGTCTAAACAAATCGTTTGCCATTCCATACTTCTCTAGTACAGAATAGCATTGTAATTGATTATACAAGTATATAGCGTACAATTCAGGACGAATCGTACCACTCATTAAAGTTTTTACAAACTCTTGTCGTTCAGCGTTTTGGTGAATCTCTTTTGTGAGCTCTTTGATGTCATAAGCCATAATATAAAACCAGCGATGTAAAGTTAATATTGACTATTAACCAGCCATATCAGCGATTTTTTGTGCCTCAGCAGCTTTTATAGTATTAGCTTCAGCCACATTATCGTCTAATTGTTTTTGTACTGCCTCAGCATCTGTTTTATCTACACCAGCGAATACATCAACTGAAGAAGTTGAAAAATTATATTTCATTCTCCATTCAGCGATATTATCAGGTGCGTCAGTTACTTTTATGCAATGACCTTTCGCTACACCATCTTCACCAGTTACAGCTTTAGCAGTGAATGGTTCACCTGTTCCTGTTTTAAAATACATTGTTGCCATAATTGTTTCCTTTAATTGTTATTATTCTGCGTCAGATCCGAACATACCGCCGTAGTTACTATCAGTATTTCCGAAATTACCCCACCAGTCAATCTGTGCCATAACTGGATAACAAGTAGTATAGTTACCACCGTGTAGTCCTGTTCTGGATTCAACTAATGAATAGTTACCAGTTTTGTTAGTTACATCTGATCCTTTAAAAGTATTGTCATTTTTAATTACCGAGTTACTATCAGTTGAACCGTCAAATACTTTAGTTGTAGTAGTATGATCTGAATCAGTTGGATCAAATGAAAAAGCATATGTTCTCCAAGATTCTGAGTCAGTATTGTCTGACCAGCCACCGTGGAAACCTGTTCTTCCCCAAGCCAAATAAGGATTTGATCTACTTGTTTTAGTTTGGTTAACACTAATGAATTTTCTAGGATTTTCTAAACTCATACACCAACCAGTAAGTCCACAACCGTAGTAGTAGTAAGGAGAGAATATCATTCCCCAAGTACCATCCCAAGTTGTATTAAATTTAGTGTAGTATTGAGATCCTTCGTTTGCACCGTAAGATGTAGTTGTTGAACCATTAAAGTCTTCCCAACCAATGTAAACTCTACCAGAACCAGCAGTTCCTAAAGAGTCACCATTTTTACAATTGTAAGCGGCATATCTAATATTGTTACCATTTTTGTGTCCAAAACCAACCCATTTGTTATTACCAACAGCGACAGTCATATCTCTATTGTTTTGAGTTGTCCAAGTATCATCAAAGTATTCTGTTGAAGTTAAGTTAGCAAAGTAATCTTTAATTTTAGTTACTTTGTTTAAACACTTACTTGATTCAAAAATGTGAATAGTTTTAGCAGTTGAAGAACCCTCATCAGCAGAGTGAACCATAACTAGCATTTTGTTTTTCTCGTTGTAACCAGTTCCACAAGCGTATGTGTTAGTATTGTCTAGTTTGTGAGAAGTATAATCGTAGTGATCTATTGCAGGGCAAGATGAGTTACCAGGATACATTTCTCTTAAAGAGTTTCTTCTATTACAGAACATTCTTCTAGGTCTAACACCTTCAGGTAATACGTGGTTAACTTTTGTCCAACCATTATCATATTCAAAATGTGATGAATAGTGGTGAAAGTTTTGCCAAGAAATAAATCCATCTCTACTTGCAGTATAATTTTGTGCGTGAGGATATTGGTCACATTGATAAACTGATTTCCAATATTTTGAGTGGTCACCCACACTTTCTGAAGTTAAGTTATCGTGTCCAATGTCAGTACCGAAATCGTCCATATTGTATGCGTGAGAAGCATCCCCTAATATACCGAAACGATAGTTAGTAGTTGAGTTACATACGGCACCCCAAGGTGATCCGCACATTTTCATACCAGAATCAAAGACTCTGAAAGTCATATGTGTATTTTGGTCTGAAGTTGAACCGTATAGTCCGAATAGTGGCAGACCTTCTTTTCTGTGGTCTACTGCACCAGCGCCACCGCCACCTAATAAGTTTGATAAAGTTGCCATTGTTTATATTCCTCTAAATTTCTTTGTTATATTTATATTATTAGATACTTCCATTATTATACAAGTACCCAACCAATGTAAGAAGAAGTTACATCTGGAGTTGTTTTATAAGTTAGTCTTAGCGTAGCATAAGCACTATCAGCAGTTAAATCAGCAGCTTCTCCTGCGATATTTTGACCGTTTCTAGCAACTGTTAGGTTAGCATTTTTCCATTGTCCGTATCCATCAGCAAGTAAGACATAATCGTTATCTGCTGGGTTAGCAGGTAAAGTTACTGTAAATGCACCAACTTCGCCTGTATTACAAATGTAAGCACCACCTGAAACAGCAGTGAAATTTGCTTTTTTGTAATCCCAAGTTATTCCTGTTGCACTAGCCCACGTTGGATCAGAAGCATTACCTTTTGTTTGTAATACTTGACCACTTGTACCAGCAGCAAGTCTTTGAACACCACTAGCATCTCTAAATAAGAAATCTCCGTGTGTAGTTAATTGAGTTACGTCATCACCTTTTTTAGCGATTTTTGACCAATAAGTTGCATTTGAAGTTGCATTACCAGTTGAAGCTAAAATACAGATGAATGACTCACCACCAAAAGTTACAATGTCGTCAACTACATAAGCAGTAGAAGCATTGTAAGCCCCTTGGAATACTGGTTTAATTCTTCCTAAATTTATTGTTGCCATAATTCTATGTTTCCTTATTTCTATTTATATTTATAATCGTTTATATCTCAATTATAAAAAATTTTAATTTAATTCTACTTTTAAATCTCCGTTATCAACACTAAAAGTCAGACCAGCCCTCATAAAGAAACTATTTTTGAAGATATCCTCTTGTTCTTTAGTTTCAAAACGAGTTTCTATGT